TTAGGGCGAAGGCTGACATCTATGCTGAAGGGTTTTTGGCTGACTTAAAAACAACAACCGACCTACGAGCATTCCCTTACTCTGCCAAAAAGTACGGCTACGATGTGCAGGCATTTATCTACACCCGATTGTTCGGAGTGCCGATTGATAAGTTCTTCTTTATCGCTATTGACAAGGCAAGCCTTGATATAGGCATCTACTCGGTCAGTCCCGAGTTCGTGGCAGAGGGTGAGCGCAAGACTTTAGAGGCTATTGAAATGTACAAGCAGTTCTTCATCTTGGGTGAGGACTTGGATTCGTACACAGTTGTTGGTACGTTATGACCGACATCACCAAATGCACGGGCGAGGGCTGCCCACTAAAAGAAACGTGCTACCGATTCACCGCACCTGCCGAAATGTACCAATCGTTCTTTGTTGGCGTACCTGTCAAGCACGGCCAATGCGAATACTATTGGAACACCAAACTTTAACATAAAACCAATCGTTGCATTTTTTGCAACACCTCAAATACCAAAGAATAATGCAAGATCAGTTTATGAGGATTGCTATGGCGCAGCTCCGTAGCACCTACCCCTTCAAGCCCCAACGCAGAGCAGTAGCTGCTCGGATGTGGGTAAAGTATTTAGACCGCAAAGCGATGGCGCAATGGTTCAAAGACCAAGAGGCGAGCGTATGATTAGACCCTTTGTGCTTGCCTTCCACAAGCAGAACTCTGGAGTCTCTCACCACAGGACATTTGCACCCTTGATATGCCACAAGGATGCCGATGTCTTTTTTATTGAGAAGATAACGGACATTGACCCCGAGATGTGGCCTAAAGTCACTCACATCTTTGCAAGCCGTGCATTCCCTGTTGAGCCGTTTGATGACTTCGTAAAGCTCTGCCGTAAGGAGGGCATCAAGCTAATCGTTGACAATGATGACTGGTGGGTTCTGCCCCCTACGCATCCCTTGCAAGGTCTGTACGTTGAGCAGATGAGAACTCGCATCGTGCGGTCTATGAAAGCGGCAGATGAAGTGTGGGTGACAAATAAGCACCTTGCCTCAAAAGTCAAGAAGTACAATACCAACATCCGAATCATCCCCAACGCCATCAGCGTACCAACGTGGCAAGTAGAGCGAGAGCCAAGCGATGAAGTGCGCTTCGGGTATATCGGAGGCAACCACCACGCAGCAGACGTAAAGGAATCCACGATCAACCTTGAAGGCTATCAAGGGTATGTGGCAGAGGTAGATGGCTACCCCGATATTATGAAGGCAAGCCATAGGCTGCCAACAATGCCCCCAACACACTACCATAAACTCTACGAGTTCTTTGATGTGAGCCTTGTGCCGTTAAGCACTTCCGAGTTTGCCAAGTGCAAGTCGCACCTAAAGATGCTTGAGGCAGGGTTTAGCAAATGCGCTTTGATAGTGAGCAACACGCAACCCTATTCACCCTACATCACCAAAGAGAACTGCATTGCCATCAAGCACCCAAGCGAATGGGCAGGAGCAATCAAGAGGCTAAAAGAAAACCCCAACCAAGTTGCTGACCTAACGGAATCGTTATACGAGTATGTGCAGGACTTTACGATGGATAAGATAAACGAACTCCGATGCTTTACATAGTCACTCCCTGCTCACGCCCTCATAACCTCGTGAGGCTAAAACAACATATCCCTGCCTACGCAACGTGGGTTGTCATGATGGATGCTGCTACCAACTTCAAGGGAGCAACAGGCGCATCAGTCACACATTACTCCACACGCACGGGGGATATGGGCAACCCCCTACGCAATGAGTTCCTTGAATTGTATGCTGATTCCTTTACCAAAGAAGATTGGGTGTACTATCTGGATGATGACAACATCCTGCATCCAAAGTTCCTTGAGGAGTGGAACAACCTAAACTCCCTTGACTGTTCAATCGTAACGTGGGGGCAAGGGGGCAGGCTACGCCCTACCGACCAACCCCAAGTCGGCAACATAGATACCGCCTGTTATATGTTTAAGCCATACGACCTGCCCCACCTGCGCTTTGAGATGGCCTATGAGGCCGATGGCATCTTTGCTAGTGAAGCCGCAAGGCTCGGCACACTTATCTGCGTAGAGCAGTACCTTTGTTATTACAACGCCCTAAAATGAAAACGAGCAAACAAATAGACGGGTGGTTCAACCACCAAGCAGCATACGATTACCTCCTTGCCAATATGCCAGAAGACGGCACATTCGTAGAGTTGGGTGCGTGGCTCGGTAAGTCATCAGCCTACCTATGCGACAAAGCAACACACCAAGAAATCACAATCATTGATTCTTGGAAGGGGTCACCAAACGAACTCACCACCACCCACAAGCTCGCAACGGAGGTAGACATCTACGACCTGTTCTTGGAGAATATGGGTGAGCGTAAATACAATGTAATCAAAGCAACATCCAAAGTAGCATCAAAGAAGTTTACCAACGAATCCCTAGACGTGGTATTCATAGACCTTACCCATACCTATGAGGCGGTAAAGGAAGACATCAAGCTATGGTTGCCCAAAGTAAAGAAGGGTGGCTACATCGCAGGAGATGACTACCATGAACATTGGCAGGGTGTAATCCAAGCCGTTGATGAACTGCTGCCACACGCTACGTTCATAGATGACTGTTGGATATACCAAAGGTGAAAACTGTAAACTCATTGTCGGGAGGCAAGACCTCCTCTTTTATGTCGGTGCATTATCCTGCGGACATTGAGCTATTCTCTCTTGTGAGAACAACGCACCCAAAATCTTTATTTCCCGATGCGGCAATAAGGCAAGAGGTATCTGACCGAATCGGTCACGAGTTCGTCGGAACGCTTGAGCAGGATGAAATCATCTACACGATGCTTGACCTTGAGCAGTACATAGGGCGCAAGATTCATTGGATTAGCCCCAAGTCATTTGATGAGGTGCTAACAAAGACAAGAGGCACAAAAGCAGATGGTACAGAATATCGGCACTTGCCGAATGTAATGATGAGGTACTGCACCACCGAGCTAAAAGTAAAGCCTATCACGCAATGGCTATACGAGAACACAGAGTTGCCCGTGACTATGAGGATGGGCTTTCGTGCCAACGAGCAAGGCCGAGCGCAGCGTATGCTTGAACGTCAACTTGATGGAGTAGAGTATGCGAAGGTAAAAACAGGAAGGAGCAACAACCGATTCAAATGGACTAACGTAAAATACCGAGTAGTAGAGTTCCCATTGATAGAAGCAAACACCTACAAGGACACCATAGAGTCCTACTGGCAAGACAAGCCAGTCCGCTTTGCCTATATGAACAACTGCGTAGGATGCTTCCACCGAAACCCAATGCTACTAAAACACATGAGCGACAAAGAGCCTAATAAGTTTGATTGGTTCGTGGAGCAGGAGCAACACGGTGCGCAATGGAAAAAAGAAACAACATACGCCAAAATCAAAGACCACCAAACGCAACATACGCTTTTTGATAATGACTTTGATTCCTGCGATACAGGATACTGCGGACTATGAAGAACCACACAAAGGTCTATCTCAAAGGGATGGGCTACTCCACAACTGACTTTATCCCCTGCGAGGTATGTCAAGCCCAAGCGCAAGACATACACCATATCGAGTCAAGAGGGATGGGTGGCAGCAAAATTGCTGATACCATAGAAAACCTAATGGCTCTATGCCGTAATTGCCATACAGAATATGGGGATAAGAAGCAGCACAAAGAGATGCTAACCGCAACACACGATCACCACCTCGCAAAAAGGGTTATTTAGATACAACCGAAAATAACGGAATTGAACGGATATGAAAGATGACAAAGGCAGGTTCATAGCAGGCAACACAGGAAGGCCAAGCGGAACACCAAACAAGACCACCAACAAAATCAGAGAGGCATTCCAAACCCTCATAGAAGCCAACCTTGAGAACATGACCCTATGGCTCACGCAAGTTGCTGCTGATGACCCGAAGGGCGCACTTGACCTCTTGAACAAGATGGCAGAGTACACGACTCCCAAACTCGCAAGGGTGGAAAACTCACACGAGGTATCGGATGAGCTAACCAAAATCAAAGTAGAGATTGTCCGAGCTAAACCTAAAGAGTAGCGAACTCTTTGAGAAGAACTACACCGCCCCAACTCGGATAGTAGTCAATCAAGGCGGCAGCCGTTCTGGTAAGACCTACTCGCTTTTGCAGATGCTCATCGTGATGGCGATGGAGGATAGAGGCAAGGTGTATTCTATCGTGCGCAAGTCTCTGCCCTCTCTGAAGATGACGGCCTATCGTGATTTCTTTGAGATTCTAAATGCCAACGGTCTCTATGATGAGGCACGGCATAACAAGAGCGACTACACCTACGAGCTGAACGGCAACCTCTTTGAGTTCATCAGCCTTGACCAACCGCAGAAGAAACGTGGAGCAAGACGTGACTACCTATTCTGCAATGAGGCAAACGAACTCACTTGGGAGGATTTCTTTCAGCTCTTGATTCGTACCACAGGCAAGATATGGGTTGACTACAACCCCTCTGATGCGTTCCATTGGATTTACGATAAACTGCTGACTCGTGATGACGTTACCTACATCCAATCCACATACCTTGATAACCCGTTCTTGGATGCCTCAATCGTGGAGGAGATAGAGAGGCTGCAACATACGGACAATGACTACTGGAGAATCTACGGATTAGGAGAACGTGGGATGAGCAGAGCCACCATCTTCCAATACGGGCAGGCAGAGATACCAACGGATGCCACGCTCTTATGTCACGGGATGGACTTTGGGTACACCAACGACCCAACCGCACTTGTGGCGGTCTATAAGTCGGGTGACAATCTGTATGTAGATGAACTTATCTACCGCACGGGTATGACCAACCCCGACATCAGCAACGTACTTGCCTCACTTGGGCTTGACCGAAGGGCAGAGATATATGCTGACTCTGCTGAACCCAAATCTATTGAGGAGCTGCATCGTATGGGATGGAACGTGAAACCCACGCAGAAGGGCGCAGATAGCGTCATAGTGGGCATTGACGTACTGAAGCGGCACAAGCTATTTGTTACCCCACGAAGCAGCAACCTAATCAAGGAACTTCAGAACTACAAATGGGTAGAAGACAAAAATGGAAACCTGCTTAATCGCCCCATCGATGCCTTCAATCACGCAATCGATGCACTTCGCTATGCAACGTATAACAAGTTGAGCAGACCTAACTTTGGCAGGTATGCCATACGCTAAAACTAAAAGGTTATTTTAATACAATGGAACTAAAGGTAATTGTACCCACCGCCCTATCAGAGATCACGCTTGACCAATACCAACGCTTTGCGAGGCTTGAGGGCGATGAGGAGTTCTTGACCCACAAGATGCTTGAGATATTCTGCGGAGTGCCTCTGGCAGAACTGCCCAACGTAAAGTTCGCAAGCGTAGCCAATGTGATGCGCCACATCAATACGATGTTCAGCGAGAAGCCAAACCTAAAGACGGAGTTCACGATGGGCGGTGAAACCTACGGGTTCATCCCGAACCTTGAGGACATAACCTTTGGGGAGTATGTGGACTTGGATAATTATATGGGTGACATACAAGAGCTGCACAAAACTATGGCAGTCCTCTACCGACCTATCACCGAGCGCATAGGCAAGCGGTATGCTATTGAGCCATACGAATCAGCATCCAAGTACTCCGCATCAATGAAGGATGCGCCAATGGATGTTGTGATGGGAGCGTCGGTTTTTTTTTGGCGTTTAGGAAACGAGTTACTTCTCGCTACCCTGACCTCTTTGGAGAAGGAGAAAACGAATACTCCGCAGAGTCCCAGTTCGGTAGAAAGTGGGGATGGTATTCTTCCTTCCATCAGCTTGCTCAAGGAGATGTTACAAGATTTGAACGAGTCGGAAGGCTTGGCGTTCACGAAGCCCTTACCTTTCTCGTTTTTGAAAAAGAGC